ATTATCATCCTTTATAAAAGAAATGTCTACTGGAGTAAAATCTTTTTCTTTGCCTACATCAATAAACTTTGCATCACGCCAATAACGTTCATTATGGTCAATTTCTTTCTGTCTTAAAGCAATCATCTTATGTGTTGCTTCTCTGATAGAGCGGTTAACCATTTCTGTATCTTTGTGAGTAATAGAATCGGTTACTACTTTGGAGGCAACAATTCGTCTTGTAACACCATCATTGATAACAGTATACATTTCGATAGTTACAGGCATAGAAAACTTACGGTCTTCTACAATTTCTTTCTGAAATGCGGGTTTATGCCAAATTTCACCTATAAAATAAAATGATGCACAACCTGCTAAGAAAATAATTACTGTTAAATATTTTTTAAGTAGTTCTTCCATAGATTACTCCAAAGAAATGAAGTTTTCAGTCTTAATCTTAGAAACTCTATAATAAGTCTTAGAAGTATCGATTTCAGTTTGTCTGTCCTTAGCCATATTTGTAGCCATTACAGTAATAGTCTTAGTCAAATGCTTCATATCGGCTTCTCTAATTGTATCTAATACTGCAGCAGTCTGAACTTTTCTTGTAGTAATACCGTCTTCAATAACTGCTACAAGTTCAATCTGCACTTTCTTTTCTTTCGGCAATTCAGCAATAAGACTATCATGCTTAATTGCTGCTTGTGCAATAGAATCAGCACGATGGTTCAAATCCGTTGCATAGATAGAATCAGCCAATGCCTTTACATCAAGAGAATCCTTTGTTCCATCTTCAAAGACCGACATACTGTCAATAGCCAAAGCCATTGCTTGTGCCCTAGAATATGGATTCTTTGTAACAGTCTTAGTAACATTTGTTTGCATTGCCTCTGCAGAACGTTCATCTAACCATGCTTGATAACGATGCATCAAGTTAGAAGCAATAACTCCCAAACTAATAACAAATGCAATAGACACAAGTAATGCCATGATTCCAATTTTAGCATCTGTCCAAAATGGCTTCTTAATTTGCTTTTCTACTACCTTAATTTCGTCTTCAAAAACAATCTTAGGACGTTGTTCCTCAGGAATACTTCCAAAACGTTTTTTCCATTCAGCATCTAGTTTTTCTTCACGTTTCTTCTTGCGTTCTTCTTCACTAATTGGATTATGTAGGAAATTTTCTGATTCTACAGTTTCATATACTGCAGGATTAATAAACTGTAAAGTATATCCTTCGAATGCATGAGACAATTTGAATCCAGCGTCTTCTACACCAAGTATTGCTCCAGTAATGCTATTTTCGAATGAAACTGCTTCACTGACGATAATAATGTGCTTATCGTCCTTGAACATATCCATATAACCCTTACAGATACCAGAACGAATGCGAGAAGGAATTGTAGTCCAATCGTATTCAAAGATAGTCTTATTGCTCATAAGGACTACGGGAGCTGTTTTCTTTTCATCGTAATAACCAAGAACATTGACATCCTTAAATGCGTCAATACCGGTTACAGTATAAGTCCAATCATACATTGCTCCTGCTGAATTTCGTTCTGCTGTAACCTTGATTGTAAGATACTTATATTTTAAGCAACTGTTATTATCAACCATATATTAATCCTTGATTAATGAATTGTACTCTTCTGAAAGTTCGTTACTTGTTTTCTTTTTTACTGGATCTGGAAAAACCTGTTTTGTAATACCATTAAAGATTACATTAAAAATAGCAATAATTATAATAAATGGCAATGCTACAGCCATGATACCGCACGAAAATAAGTGTAAGAACAAAATCATTGACAGTTTAAGTGTAAATCGTTTATCTTCAAGGTCAAGCTCATCATACTTAAATCGGTCAATACCTGGTTTAGATTTTGCAAGATAATATCCCAAACCAAAAGTTAACCAATAGGTCAATGTAGAAACGCCCCAAGAAATAGTAACTGGATTAAATCCAATTTTAAAAATAGCATAGCTCCAAAGAAAAGGAGATGCAAGCTCAGCAAGCAGCAAAATCATAAAAATTGCTTCGAAAAAAGTAAAACTATCCGAAGAACTTTCATCATAGAAGAAATGAATTGTATATTCCTGAAATTTCTTAAACATTATTATTCCTAAAAAATCAGATAAGATAATATTCTTAACTTATAATATAGTAAAAATAGCTATATTTGTAAATAGACAGTTTTATAAATAAACCGTTCAGGTTTCCAAAAACGTATTGTCAGACGACAGTGCAGTACGCCATAGAGGCGGAAGGGTTTTCCTTCAAAAACCCATAGCGGAGGAACATGAGATGTCATGAGACATGGATTATCCGAAGGTAAACATTAAAAAATTAAAGAAGACAAAATGAATAAAAAAGAAATAAACATTTTAAAGAAATGTTCAAAAAACGTTTTACAATTTTCACATTATGCAAAAATAGTAACTGATCATGGTTTAGATACCTATGAACCATATTCCTTTCAGAAAAAATTACTTAAGAAATTTTCTGACGGATTAAAACCAGAAAGTATAGGACGAAGAAATCAAATTGTTTTAGCACCAAGGCAATGCGGAAAAACTACAATTATTGCAATTTATGCTCTTTGGTATATAATTTTTAATCCAGACAAATCAGTTGCAATAATGAGTCATAAATTAGATGCTGCAAAAGAAATTTTACATAAAATAAGGGAAATATACTGTAATCTCCCAGAATTTATGAGACCATTTGCAACAACTAATTGTAACGAAAAACTACAATTTGAAAATCATTCTTATATAATTGCAGTTTCTTGTTCTAGTAGGGCAGTTAGAGGACGTTCTATAGATTTATTAATAATGGATGAAGCAGCATTTATGAGAAAGTCTGATTTTGATAATTTCTTAATGTCTGTATTTCCTACACAAGCTGGCAGACTAGACGCACAAATGATTTTAATTTCTACACCACATGGTATTGACCATGGATTCTATGAAATCTGGAAACGTGCTATCAATGGTGAAAATTCATTTATTCCTTCTAAAATTAGATGGGATTGTGTTCCACACAGAAACGAAGAATGGAAAGAACGAATAATCCGAGAATGTGGCGATATATTCTTTAGACAAGAATATGCAGTAGAATTCATAGGAAGTAAATAAAAGAAAAGCGGGTTAAAAACCCGCTATTTTTATTTAATTACCACAAAGTAATCAAGAAGGTCAGTTTTATCAGCACCTTCTAATTTTATAATTCCTTTAGGAACTGATTTCAATGATTGCCTTAATTCCATTGCTTCGGCTTGTTTTATTTGTTCAGTACTCCACCAGTTATCTAATTCTCGTTCTTTTTTCTTAAGAAACCGTGAATTATACCTGCAACCAAAGTCTCCATTTTTATCTTCAGTTATCATATCTTCAGCATCACTACCAAAGATACCACAGGTCCAATCACTTTCATCCCACGAATCTACATAACAGTATCGACAATTACAACACCGCATTATTTTTTCTTCTTTTTAGCTTTCTTCTTTTCTAATTCTTCTTCATATTTCTTAAGAATATTCAAACGGCTTCGAACTTTACCTCTTTTACCTTTTTCAAGTTCCAAATTTTCAAGTGCACTAATCACATGATAATAATCATCATTATTATTTTGTTCAAACTGCTTTAAATTCAAACCAGCATCAAGGCACTTTATCATTTCCTTAAAATCTGCATCAATATAATTAAACATAATAAATTGAACAGCTGGTGTAGTAAAATAATGTTTAGTCGTTTTTTCATTTGCACAAAACTGATTAATATTATACTGTGGAACTAATCCGTTTTTTGCATCTTCAATAAAACCACCATTTTTCTTTTTCAACTTACATACATGAAAAACAAATTCTTTTTCACCAAGTTTACCAATAAAACTATAATCGTCACGAACTGGATTGTAATCATCTCCTAAACGTGCTTTTGCTTCTTCTTTTGGTTCTTTTTTGTATTCTTCTAAAATTTCAAAACCGTGTTTTCCAACAACTTGTTTGATTTCATTAATTTCTTCGTCAGTAAAACGGATTTCTTCTTCATAAACATGGTCAAGTGCAGCAAAGACTTGTCTAATTCCCTGATCACCAGTTCCATAAAGGTCTTCATAGAATGTTTTAATCTTTTCTTGATTAAACATAGCAGGATTAATTTCTGCAGCCTTTTTGAGTTCTTCTAACAATTCGTTTGCGTATTCTTTCGATACTAATGCACCCATGATTTACTCCTTTAATAGCTTTTGATTATAATATAGAAAAAAGATTGACCATCGTCAACCTTTTAACTCATTCCATCTTGTTGTCAGTAAATCACCATAGGTTTCAGCACTCATTGAATAACTACCGCAACTAAATGCATCATTTATTTCTATTAAAGCAGTCTCGCCAGTATCTAAAACTCCTACATCCAAGCAATATGCTCTAGGAGAATCTGCCCAATCGTCAATCATATTTTGGACGACTGATTTATCTATCTGTATATCTGGATTTCCAAAATAATTACAATAATCTCTAGGAATTTTGTTAATTACAGGAATACGATATTCTGTAACCCATTTAACTGGTTCTGAACAAATAATATTTGTTCCATCTGCAGCACCGTCAGTAAGAAACCAGTCATCTCTTGAATTTAATAAGAATCCGGTAAATTTCTTTAATTTATCTTTTGGTTTTATAAAAATTGGATTGATTAGGTATTCATTAAATACTTTGTCTTTTATATAACCAAGTTTTGTTTCCCAAATTTTACGATAAAGATATTTTCTTAATTGTTCTGGATAATCATCATGTTTATATTCAATACCCAATTTTTTCATTGCTGAAAACATAACTGGAATAACACCAGCAATAAAATCGTCTTTTGTAATACTAAATCTATTTTGTATAAAATGTTTTTTATAGAATGTAGTATAATTGCCGACTCCAAAATAGTCGGCAAGTTTTTGCTCGTCACTTCCGAGCTTACCTTTATCATTTAATTCTATATAATTCATTAGAGCGGCTATCGGGGTACGATCCCGAAACTACAGTTTGGAAGACTATCGTGTTGCCAGTTACACCATAGCCGCATAATTTAGTCCGCCAGCCGAGATTTGAACCCGAACCAACTCCGTCACAGGGAGTTATGCTACCAATTACACCACTGAGGGGATAAAAACTTTAGAGCGTCTATCGGGATTCGAACCCGAGACACAACCATGGCAAGGTTATATGTTACCACTACACCATAAACGCATATTTTAGAGCGGTAGATGGGACTTGAACCCACAACCTATTCCATGGCAAGGAATCGCACTACCAGTTGTGCTACTACCGCATAAATGCTGGTTTTTTATCTGCCCGGTGTCGGACACGAGAAGCCAGCAAAACTCCCACCGCATAAATGATGTTGCGCCAACGGTTACATCTACCGGCCTTCGTAAAATCCATCTGCGCTTGTCAAAAACAGAAGGCTAGTTGTTATGGGAGTACCGGGATTCGAACCCGGATCCACAGATTAAGAGTCTGCTCGTCTAGCCATTGACATATACTCCCAATTTTCGTACCCCACCAAGGACTTGAACCTTGAACTCCCTGCTTAAGAGGCAGGTACTCTAACCAAATTGAGTTAGTGAGGCATAAACGTAAGTTTTTGATCTTGTGCAGAAGCTACTTACAAACTCCAGAAACTCATTTATTTTAATTCGCTAAGCTGGCGAATAACTACCCTTGTTTTTGGAAGGTCAAAGTAGTCGCAGACCAGAGTACACCAGACAGGGTTCGAACCTGCATTTTCAGCTCCAGTTACGTGTACCTGATTCGTAGTCAGGCTCGGCTACTGGTGTATATTTAGCGGGATCGAAGGGACTTGAACCCTCAACTTTCAGATCGACAATCTGACGCTCTAACCAAATTGAACTACGACCCCAAATTAATAGCGAGAAGTATGTTACTTCAATATTTTGGCGAAATAGAATAGGAACTTCATATGCTATTAGCGGTCTCAACGGGTCACGATCCCGTACCTCCAGCGTGACAGGCTGGTGTCCATCCATTAAACGATAAGACCAAATAAAAAAGATTCCTGTTTTTACACAGGAATCATTTTTATAAACTCTTTATATAGTTAATACTAAATGACCCTGTGTCTATGTCGATCCTTATCATGCTTGCCGAAACCTCGTCCATCGCGGCGAGTATCGAAATCATGAGTGTCAACTACAAACTTAGTCATTTTCTTAACCTTTATATTATATATAAAAAATTTTTTCCTGTTTTTGTTAAAAAATAGCGAGCAGTAAACTTGATGGTAGAGGAAATCGGATTCGAACCGATGACCTTTCACCTTGCGGTGAATGCTCTAACCAGCTAAGCTATTCCTCTGGTTATAGGAACCGCTTTTGCTATTCTTGTTTTGTTTTTTACGTTGTTAAATATAGTAAATTGTTTTGTTCTTGTAAACCCCTAAAAAATAATTTTTTTATCGGACAACCTTTGAAGAAAAATATTCAGTCAATATCTTCGCAGAACTATCATATAATTCTGGATTGCTATGACATGCTGCTTCAAATACAGATTTCATCAGATTAGTAAATAGATAACTATCTGTGCTGAATTCGACATTTGTAAGATATTGAATCATAGTAGTAATATCCTTACGGCTAGAACCAATCTTATGGGTAATCTTCGAATACATAGCAAACAGTCTGTCTCGTTCTGAATCAATATTTCTTTTTGCTTTCTTCAATGCTCGTTTCAGAGTAAATCCAAAACTAGCAAAAATTACACCTGTTCCATTATTATTGGTATAAATTGAAGCATAAGTTGATAAATCTTTCGAAACATGTAATGTTGCAATTTTTACATCATTAACTAAACAGTCAATGTAATAATCTTCTGTTAAATGACGTTCATCTGTTGATACAGGATTAGCAGGACGCTCATCAAACGTGCATTTTCCAAGAATATGATTACATAATTCTTTATACTTAGATGGTCTAATCATCTTATTTCTCCTTAATGGCCAGCTTCCCACCAGCCTTTGTGATGTGCTACATCATATGTTGCATTAATAATATCTTCTATGGTTTCATCATACTTATCTTGAAGCAAAAATTTAATATGTGATAAAAACCACTTTTTTGCTTCTTCATCATTATTATTTGCATGTCTGAGGTTTTCTTCAAGAACCTCTTTAAAATATTGATATCCAAACATTACTTACCTAACCTATCCTGTATATGTTGAATCCATTTCATAATATTAACTGGATTTGCACAACCTCTAAATTTTGGCATTACATATTCCATAATTTCTTTAGGATCACAAGTTCTCCATTCAGGATGATTGTCTAACATGAAATTAAGACAAATCCAAAATTCTGATTGTTTATAAACAAGTTGATGTAATCCCTGACCTTCAGGATCAAAGTATGAATGCTTAAAATAATGTAAAGCTTCTTCGTCTGTCATTATTTAGCTTCCTTATATGAATAACAAATATCATGGCATTCTGGACAAGAATGAGTATAATGATATTCATTAAGTCCAGTTTGTCTATGTTCGCATTTATATTGTAAAACATTAAATTCAGTTCCACAATTAGCGCAAACAAAATTACGCTTTATCGCCGGTTTTACAATTTCTACTTCGTCGTCTTGTTCTTTAACTGGACCAAGACAAGTTATAGATTTAATATCTCTAAAATGCTTATATTTATTCTTTGCAAAATCAACTATTGCTTGAGTTAATTCATCACCAAGCTTACTTGATTCAATTTCTACATCAGCATATTCATCATCCCAGTCATCAAATCCCATATAACCATCATAGGTTTGATAATGAACACATACTTTATATTTTTGTTTCATATTAAATCTTTCCTGCATTATATGCATCAATAAGTTCAGATGTAGATACACCCCAAGCAATTTGACTTATAACCCAATCAGTTCCTTTCTTTTCGTCAATTTCCTTTAAAACCTTATCACGTTCTGCATCGATTTCAATAATACTATTACTTGCATCATCTTCTTTTTTTGTAACAGCTCGCAAAACTTCTGAGAGCGATGCTAATGGACCATACTCAGCAATAAATTCCATAATTGCTTTATGCTGAGCATTATATTTCATCCACTGGTCCCAATGTTGTTTATAAAGTTCATCTTTCATATTTTTCCTTCCCTGTCATAACATTAAATTCTTGAATAAGACCGCAAAGCTTTTCTCTACGTTCAGCATTTCTTCTTGGTGCATCTTTAATATAACAGTATATCCAAAAACCAATAATACAAATAGTTCCGAGAACAGATAATGCTGCTGCAAGAAGCATATACATTATACAAGAGATACTATCTGAATATTCTTCAAAGTTTGTTTTCTTCCATTGAAAACGCAACATATAAAAGAAATTAAATAATGAACAGACCAATAAAATAATTGGCCATACTGTATTTCCATTAAACATTCTTTATCTCCTTTCTTGTAAAAATGTTGAAATGAAACATAAAATACATATTATCTGGAATATGAACACCATATAATGTATCTTCATGCGGTGGTTTTTCAAGAACACCAAGATACGGTCCATTTCTATAACAGAATTTTTCATCCATATTATTAGTCGGTTTGAATGGACACATTACGATACAATATTCTTCATTTGTATCTTTCATTTGTTCTTCTGCATAACGGATTGCCTGAGATGCATTGTCAGAAAAACCGTATCCAGACATTTTAACTTTGAAACCGCAACGATCCCAGAACATCCAATCCCATCCGTATAAGTCACCAATATAACTTACGAATGCAAGATCAGTATTGCAATCATCTTTTGTGTAAATATCTTCCTTGTCTGGAATTTCACTATAAGAAAAAACATTTTCATCAAAAGCATCTTTTAATTCACATGCTTTTTTGATAGTTTCTTTGTCTTCCTCAGTAAATGGAAAAATTTTATTGTAATGAACTAATTTACCCATTATGCTTCATCCTGTTCAAAATCATGAAGAATTGTTTTTATAATAGTCTCTTCCGTTTCATTCATTGAATATTTTTCACAATTAAGATATTCAAGATTAAATTCTAATTCGCCATACTGCATTTCTGGAAAATAATCAAAATTTAACTTTATTAAATCGTCGCCATTTTCATTACGAATAATAAGGTAGATTCTTTCTTCAGAAGTAAATACCTCTGTAGTAAAATCAAATCCTTCATAATCTCTTTCATATTCTTTGATAAGACGATTATATTTTTCCATTATCATGAAAATACTCCTTTTTTAATATAATATAGAAAAAGGATTGACTTATGTCAACCCTTGGTATAATATGAAATTCTATTCAGATCACTTTCTACTTACTGTCTTATTATAATCATTTGCAGCACTTACAGAATCTAAGTGATACATTACATATGCATCACTTGAATCTTTTAACCATTCTGTCATTTCTTTCATACATTTAATAGATTTAATATCACATTTTGGTTTTTCTTCGATAACACGTTGATATATCATTTCTGGATCCGGATTTACTAGTTTACCTGCCCAATCATAACCTATAACAGTAGGAATTGCAAAAAATATACCAGTTAAAAAACAAATAAATCGTTCTTTAAAATTAAAATTTGAACTTGATGAAATTACTCCCATAAAGAAACAAATTGCAGTTACAAGAGTAAAAAGACTAATGATATAAACTAATATACCACTAATAAAATAAAATGATGGATTCATAAAAGTCCTTACACTGATATAATAAGATCTTTATCACCTGATATACGAACATCAGATTCCTTATAATGAATATATCGTCCATTATTTAAAAGAACTACTATATGTGGACCATCCCAGTAATTCTTTTTACTGATCCGCTTGATATCCTTTAAATCATATAGTTCATCGCCAAGTTTAATTAATTGCATAATTTTCCTTTTTTTCTTAAATATAAAAAAAGGATTGACTTTTGTCAACCCTAATGCAGGTTCTCAGCGAATTTTAGGTCTTGGGGTTCAAACCACATTTAAGATTATGTTGCCCTGTTCCTTCACCTGCTCCACTAATCGCACCATGCGGATTTTTAGTCGGCAACATAGGATTTGAACCTACATGTAACCATTTACTCTTTCAACGCCTTATCAGAGCGAGGAGATAGATGCCGATAATTTTAGTCCAGCAGGTTGGACTCGAACCAACACATACCACTGTATCAGAGTGGCTGACAGAAACCAATCGTCTATA